CAAGCAGCGGGCCTAATCCCGGATACGTTGACGCAAACCTTAATTATTACGATTGGCTGAAAACACAACCGGCCAATTTCCAAGAGACGGCGCTAGGACCGACACGGGCAAAGCTTTTCCAGAGCGGAGGCTTGACCCCCGAACGGTTTGCAGAGCTTAATCTTGGACGAGACTTTGAAGCCTTGACACTTGACGAAATGCGGGCGATTGAACCCGATGCGTTCGCCAAAGCAGGGCTTTAGCAACAAACAACAACAAACACGCAGTAATACCAAGGAACCGAAATGAAAATCACGAAAACCGACTATGAAGCTTTGCCCGCTTCGCTAAAAGCAGCCTTTACCAAAATCGAAGGCTCCGAAGATTACCACAACGGCGAAGAAGACGCGGCTGGCCTCAAAGCCGCGCTAAAAGCGGAGAAAGAAGAGAAGGCCGGGGTCAAGGCGAAGCTTGACGGCTTCGAAGTCGCCAAGGCAAAGGAGCTTGAAGAGACCCGCAAAAAGGCGCTCGCGGACGCCCGCAATAGCGGCGACATCAAAGCCGTCGAAGACGATTACAAACGCCAAATCAACGAACTGAAAGCCGCGAACGAACAGGCCGCAAAAGACGTTGAGGAGCGGACAAAAGGTGAGGTTGTAAGCAAACACGTCGAAAACATCGCAAAGATGTTTGTTTCCCCCGCGCTCGCCAAAGCCTTCATCAAATCCCGCTTAACCGCCGAACTTGTGGACGGTCAACCAATTGTGCGCGTGCTCGGAAAAGACGGCAAAGCGTCCGCTCTCAGCGTGGAGGATTTGAAAAAAGAATACTTGACAGATGGGGAATTAAAGTCTTCCTTGGTCGCGTCAAGAGCAAGCGGCGGCGGGTCCGGGCATGCTCCTACCAACGGCGGGACCGGGGTTGACAATGACAAATTCGACGCGGCGAAAGCCAGTCCGAAAGAATTAGTTGCCCGCCTTGAAGCAAAGGGCATCGGTTCGGAGGATTTGGAATAACGACGCGGAAACGCAGATCATTAACCAATAATCCGAAATAATACTATGTCTCTCAGCGCCCTTAAGGTCTTTTCGCAATACGCCAAAGGTTCCATGACTGAAGTTCTGCTTCAGCAAGTTGACCTTTTCAACGCCGCCACTTCTGGCGGAATTACCCTCGTCGTTAAACAAAACGACGGCGATTTCTCTGACTTCTCCTTTTGGAAGAAGCTTGAAGGAATTGTTCGCCGTCGCAACGCCTACGGGACCGGCACCGTTAGCGCATTGAGCCTTGAGCAATTGCTTGACACGTCCGTCAAAATTGCGGCGGGCACTCCCCCGGTCAACATCCCCCCTTCCGAAATGAAGTGGATTCTGAAAGACCCCAAGGAGAGCGCCGCCGTATATGGGCAGCAACTCGCCAAGGGCCAGATGGCCGACATGCTCAACGCGGCCATTTCCGCCGTCCGTGCGGCACTCGTGCAAAACGGCGTGGCGACCTACCTCGACGCCAAAACCGGAAAATATACGTGGATCACCAACAATTCGGCAGCCGCGAAGTTTGGCGACCGCGCAAGCAATCTTGTCTGCAACGTCATGCATTCGAAGGTTTATTTTGACGTGATTGAAGGCAACCTTACGAACGCCGCAAACCTGTTCACCTTCGGCGGCGTGCGGATTCAAGCCGATCCTATGGGCCGTCCCCTTGTGATTACGGATTCGCCGGACCTCATCAACCCCACAGGCATCGTTGCAACCGAAGGTAGCGAAGTCCCCTCGTATTACTCGCTTATGCTGGTTTCTGGCGCGGTCTCCGTCAACGACAACGGCGACTTCGAACAGAACATTGAGACGAAGAACGGCGGCGAAAATATCGAACGCACCGTGCAAAGCGAATGGTCGTTCAACCTTGGCGTCAAGGGCTTTGCTTGGGACAAAACCAACGGCGGCAAATCCCCCACCACGGCGGCGCTCGGAACCGGCACGAATTGGGACAAATACGCCAGCGACACCAAAGACCTTGCGGGCGTCGTGATCGAAACCAAGTAAGTTTTCGTTCCGCTTCGTTGTTGTGCCATGGCGGGGCGGTTCCGAACAAAAAGGAGCCGCCCCGTTTTTCATAACCACAAGTATTATACAATATGAAAGCCATTTTATTTTTCGTAGCTGCCGGAATTGTTTCGGAAGCCAATTGCAAAACAGCGGACGCCATTGCCAAAGAAACCGGAAAACGCGTCGTGTTCCGTAATGCATCGTCCGCTGAACAAACCAGTGAACGCCCGGAACCCAACGACGGCGTTGCCGGTGTCGTTCCGTCTACCTACAAAGCATTCCCGCGTTACGATGATGCCGGGAAGCTCGCAAGCGAAGGCGAAGTTACCACGGAGGACGCCCCGGAACAGGCGCTCAACGCCCTAGGGTTGCCTGAAGGTCATCCCGACGATAAGGAGGGGCTGAAAGCCGCACTCGCATCCGAAGGCGTGGACTTCCATCCAAACACTGGAATCAACAAACTCGTGGCGCTCTATAAAGAGCAATTCAACATCGAAATCCCGGAATAACATCATGCAAAAAATCCTTTTCTTTACCGCAACCCCGTAAACATCAACCTTCAACACTGGTAATACTGAATATGGCTCTTGTAATTGAAAATGGTTCCTTGGTTGCGGGCGCTACCTCATACGCCAGCGTTTCGGAGGCGCGAGCGTATGCCGCCGCTCGCGCCTCCACCCTCCCCGCCGAAGATAGTGCCGTTGAAGCGGCCTTGATTGTGGCAATGGATTATATCGAATCTTTCCGGGATGATTTTCAAGGCATGAAGGTTGACCCGCTCGAACAGCCCTTGCAATGGCCCCGTGCGGGCGTAAGAATCGACGGAGCGGCGCTACCGTGCACGAGCATCCCCAAGGAACTGAAAGCGGCACAGTGCCAGCTTGCGATTGAGAGCGCCGGGGGTCTGGATTTGATGCCTACCGGCGACGGTCGCGACAAAATCCGGGAAAAGCTTGACGTGATTGAAACCGAATGGGCACCCGGAAGCGGCGGAAGCGACCAACCCTTTCTTTCCAAAGTTCGCGCGCTCATGGTTCCGCTTTTTCGAAGTGGCGAAGGTCGTCTAAAAGCGATTCGTGGTTAATATCATGGACTACTCAAAAAGCGCCGATGCTGCCTTGAAAATAATCAAGGAAAATGGCCGAGAATATGCAATCTCCCGCTCCCGGCCCGTGTTCGATGATGTCACCGGAGAGCCGGTGGAATCTTCGCCCGTATCCGGGACGCTTAAGGCCGTGATCCTGCCGCGCTATAAAGGGATGGTGTTTAACGAAATGGACAATGCTTTGAAAGAAGCAATCATTGCAGGCAAGGCCCGAACCGTGCTTGCCGCCGCGAAAGGTGTTGCCTTTGCTCCCGAAGCCCTTGACGAAATAACAATCAACACCTCCCAATGGGTTGTCGTTGGTTGTTCTGAACTGAACCCGGCAGGAACCCCAATTATTTACACAATTGGGGTTGTGCAAAAATAATGCGCCATGGCTGAAATAGATTTTACCGGATTCGCAAATAAGACGCTGCAACGTGCGGACGTTTTAATTCGTGCGGTGGGAATCAAAACTTTTAACGCCGTGATTCGGGATACGCCCGTGGGTGATCCTGATTTGTGGAAAGGCTCTACCAAAGACGCTAAGGGACGCGGCAAAGGGCCGGAGGGTTACGTTGGGGGCCGTTTGCGCGGCAACTGGCGTTGTTCCCTCGCGATGCCGGACACAACGACATTCACGGCTCCAAAGGGCGGTAACAAAAATGGGAAAAAGAAAACCGCGAAACAAGCCCGCGTTGAATACAAAAACTTTCCCGACGCTAACACCGTGCTTTCGAGTGTGAACGAAGTTTGCCAATCTGCCACGCGCAAAAATGTTTTATGGCTTGCTAATTCGCTGCCCTACGCTCATCGGGTAGAATATGAGGGATGGAGCCGTCAAGCGCCTGAAGGAATGGTTCGGCGCAACGTGGCGAGAATTCAAAAAATTATATCGGGAGAACTTCGCAAAATTAAAGGTGTATAACATATGAGCCAAGCAAAAATAGAGGAAGCCTTGCGAACCGCATTTCTTGCCGCGCTTCCCGCCGCCGTAAATAATACAGCTTTCGAAAATCAACTGTTCAATCCCGAAGGCCGGGCGAAATGGTTTGTGTTTAATTGTTTGCCGAACGTCCCCGAAGTTGCCACGCTCGGAAGCGCCGGGCAAGATTCGTTTGACGGTATAGCGCAGATTGATATTAACATCGGTTTGGGGCAAGGTAAGCAAGGAATTGAGGCGGACGTTGAAGCCTTGAGAAAAGCATTTCGAGCGGGCAATCGTTTGATTCGCGACAACGTAAGCGTGACTATCAAATCTTGTGGTAGAAACGGATCGGGCCGAAAGGCGGACGCATTCTATCGTTATACATTAACAATTTCATGGGAAAGTCGGATAACTCGCGGTTATGTTTTGGACTTGACGGGGACAAGTTTTGATGTTGACGCCGGGGGTAATTTGTTGGTTACATACGGGGAACCCTTAGAAGGCGCAAGTTTTGCCCTGAGTGGTGACGATTTATTTTTCCTTTACAATTATCCAAACGTCCCTCCGAAACTAGAAATAAACAACAACGGGGAATTGATTTTAACCACTTAATATCATGACGATTTCAAATTTAGGAAATGTTCGGGGGCCACAAGGAATTCGAGGCGAAGTTGGGCCGAAGGGGGATCAAGGTGACCGTGGCGAAGCTGGAGCACAGGGAATTCAAGGGCAAGCTGGATTGAAGGGGGATGCCGGAGCAACTGGCCCGAAAGGCGATACTGGGGAGACTGGTGCGCAAGGTGAGTCCGCCAGCGTGGCATACGTTCCTAAAAATTCAAACTTCGTTGCCGAAGTCGGTAAATCTTATTCAGTTGACACAAGCGGCGGCATGGTTTCCGTAACATTGCCGGTAACGCCTGCGCAAACTCCGATGGTGTTTGCCGACGCGCAAAAAACGGGCGGAATAAATCCCGTTCGGTTGTTGTATAACGGCACCAATAAAATTGAAGGCGTTGCTGAAGATTTTGACGGTGATCTATCCGGGGAAAAATTAACGGTGTTGTTTGTGGGTGGTCAACTAGGCTATGCAGTTTATGACAACTAAGGCGTCAGAGATTTTCAGAAACGCACGAGTTGCAACGGATTTATTCTCTCCGGCGCAAGTTGTCGTGCCGACATTTAAAAAACTGACAGGTTCGCTAGGTGCCTATTCGGTCGATGCGAGCAATCTAGGTTTGACCCATTTGACCGCTTTAGGGGTAGGAGCGGTACAGCAGATTGCGGCAATAAATCAGCAACTTCCAAGTAGTGGAAATTGCAGTATCAACCTGAGTGGAAACAAGTTGGATTACGATTCTTGCCTTCGAGTTTTGCAGGCCGCGCTTTGGTTCGCTACATATAATAGTCCTTCGCTAAACCTAAGTGGTGGAGATATGGCAATTATCCCTCAGCAGACAATTACAAAGTTTACTTTCCCAGATGAAGCTGGGGGCATTCCTATTGTTCCCATGGTGCCGAGGATAGTCACTTACACCTTCCCGGACGAAGTGGGCGGGGAGGATGAATACGGGACTGGAAGCAATTACCAAAATGCGGCGGTGGACTTAGGCTCATACGGAATCACGAATTTTTGGAATAGCGGATTGGTGACTCAAGGTGGTAACACCGGGACCGAAATTGCCGCAAATGCCGCCCAAGTAATTAGCAATGCACAGAATCAGAGCACGTATGAAAGTGCGTTTGCCGTTGAACGCGCGGACAATGTTCTGACGGTTACATATTCCGGGATTGATTTAGGTGGTAATACCTACTGGATCAATCCGATTCTGACCGATCCTGTTGTGTCTACTGTGGTCAATGCGGGCGCTCCCGAAGTCCCCGCCAACATGAGTCAAAGCAACTACTCCAGCTTAGGAGTAAATTTCTTTAATTCCGATAACTTGCAAGGTTGCGTGACAACTGACCCTTCAACCTTTGCTTCGTTTTATCCGGGAACAGCCGCGCTATTGATTCCCGGAATGTCAGGGGCGGATGCTGCTAGCGCTATCGGCACTGCTCTTTCTTACGTGTTTGGTGGCTACGGGTATAGCTTTGCTCCAGTCCCCGGAGAGTCCAATGCCTTTTTTTCTTATGCCTATCCGAATGCATCGGGTCTTCCATCCTTT